AGGTTATATATACCAATATATTATATTGATATAGAAAAAATAATGTTTTGACCTCATAATGACCACAAGATTATAATAATATATTTTATAAATATATAGGAGAAGTCTTTATGAATGAATTAAAAGTAGAAAAAGGGACCTCTTTTATAGAATTTTATTACAGAGGATTAGATACCCAAACTGCTGAGGAATTATTGGCTTATATTAGAATAAATAAATGGTACTTTGATAGACAGAAAGAAGAAATTAAAGAACAATTCAGGAGAATATATCAAATTAGAAAAAGAAATGAGGTGAGAAATGGGAAAAAGGATTGACATTGAAAAGTATGTTGGGAAAACATTTGAGAATAAAATTGGAGAGAAGTTTAAGGTTATTAAGTATCTTTTTAAAGATAAAACAAATCATTGTTTTGATGTTGAGTTTGTGGGCACTAAAAATGTGCAACTGGGAACTTTAAATCAAATTAGGAATGGAACTTGCATTGATGTTGTGCAGAAGAAAAAAATAAAAAGATTGCAAACTGAATTGGATCTTAGAAAAAGGAATCGATTAGTAAAGCAAGCTAAAAATATTTGTCATATTCCTAATAATTTAAAAGAAAAAAATGTATTGGCAATAGACTTATCAACAACTTCTACCGGAATTGCTTATAGCAAAGCAGGAGAGATAGTTCGTTGGAAGACTATAAAAGCTGAAGATAAAGACTTTAGAAAAAGAGGAGCTAAAATTATTGAGGAACTGGTTAAAATTTTAAAAAAAGGAAAAATTGATTTTGTCATATTAGAAGATGTGTACTTAGGATTGAACTCCAGCGTATTAACTATGCTGAGTGAAGTAAGAGGGATGCTTACTTATCCATTGGTGAAATTAAATATAGACCTTTTAATTGTTCCTCCGGTACTTTGGAAACACAGGATTGAGGGAGTTCCGGTTCACAGAGAAGAGCAAAAAGAATTTATGATGAAGAAATTTTTAGAGTATACAGGAGAGAATCCTGATAGTGATGATGTGGCTGATGCGTATATGATGTTGAGAGCTTGTTTGGAGGATTGAGATTATGAAAGAAATAATTCGAGAATTTAAAGGGTATGAGAAAAGAAAAGCATTTTTGTTTGCTAAAAGCTTAAAAGTATCAGGAGTGGAAGGCATAAAAATTCAAGTGTCTTATGATAGTGAACATCTTGCTACAAGAACCAAAAGACCATCGAAATTTATAGTGTATCAAGAAATTTAGATGGAAGACGGAGACATTAAAAGAATGAAAGAAATCGGAGGAAAAAATTATAAATATATAGAAAAAATAGACGGAGCAGAAGTAAAATTCGAAAAAAATAACGAATGGGGAACTTGCGGAATTTATTATATATCTAAAAAATGGTGCGAGGTGGGAAGAATAGATGAGAACAGTTGAGGGAATCAAAGAAAAATTAAAAGAATTAGAAAAACAGTTAGATAGAGAAATCTCTTTTATTGAGAACTGTGAAACTAAAGATGAGTGGAACGAATTTGTCAGAGATGATTGTTACGCAAAAGCGGATGAAATTAATTCAAATATAAAATTATTAGAGTGGGTGTTAGGAGAAGAAAATGAAAGATAGACTAAAAGAAATATGGGGTAGACAAAAGAAGTTCGATAATATTGTTTTGAAAAAACGACAGAAAACAAAATTAGAAGTTGCAAATGAAGTCAAAGTAGCTTTAATCACAGAAATCGGGGAATTGTATAATGAAAATCCGACTTTTAAGTTTTGGAAAGAACACAAGGATTTAACGATTACGGATAAAACCAAAGAAGAATTTGCGGATTGTTTGCATTTTTTAATCAGTTTAGGACAAGACATTTTTAAAGATGAGCAAGAAATGTTCGAGTGGTACTGCAAGAAGAATGATAAAAATCTTTTGAGACAAAAAACCGGATACTAAGGAGGACTAGATGACAGAGAAAGAAATACGGAAGATAATCCAGAAAGAAATTTCAGATAAAATGCTAGAATTAAAGAATATCCATGAAAGTAAGAACACTTTTCAAAAAGTAGAAAAAATGCTTTGGTATTATAATTCGTTCAAACGAAGAATCGTTAAATTACAAGAAGGATTAGATGAGGTTATTTTGAAAAAATGTTCCGGAATAGCTGGAGGATTTGGAAATACCAAATATGAATACAAGTCAGAGCTTGAGAAAATTGAAGATATTCAAGAACGAGATAAAATTATGATTTCTAAAATGCAAACAATTATAGATTTGGTAGAGTTTGGATTGAACGAAGTTAAAACGGATAAACATTATTCGATTTTAACATTACGATATTTTGAACGATTGTCTTTAGAAGACATCGCAGAGAGATTAGATATAAGTGTCATTACTGTGAAAAGAAATAAGAGCAGACTCATTAACGAGTTAAGTTTGATCATATTTCCGGAAGAAATTATGGAAAATTTTTAAAAAATGATACGAAAATGATATTTTAATGAAACTTCTTATGTGTTATAATGCTATCGTGGAAGAAGCAGGGGGAAAAACCTTGCTTCTTTTTTGTTTTTTGGCGTGAGCAAGAATGATAAGTTCTTGCTTTTTTTATTTTAAAGAAGAAAAGGAGGAAAAATGAAAAAATTAAAAGGAGTTATTTTATTTTTTTTATTTACGTTGTCTTTGTATGCAAATACAGGGAAAGTGGCAAGTTTTAATACTTTACATTTAGGGACTTCTAAAAAGGATTACAAATTGTTTTGTGAAACAATACGAGACTTCGATTTAGTAGGTTTGGAAGAGGTTATGAAAAAAGAAGCTGTAGAAAATCTTGTGAAAGAATTGAACAAAAATACAGGTAGTATCTGGGAAGGACATATTTCACAACATGCAGTTGGAGAGAATGGGTATAATGAGTTTTATGGATATGTTTGGAAGAAAGACAAGGTAAAGTTGATAAAACAAGAAGGCTTTTACCCTGATCCGGACAATAAATTTGTTAGAGAGCCATATGGAGCTACTTTTAAAATTGGCAATTTTGATTTTACCTTTGTGTTACAACATGCGGTTTATGGGAAAAAAGTATTAGAAAGAAAATTGGAAGCGGCTGAATTAGTCAAAGTGTACGATTATTTTCAAGATAGGGATATTAAAGAAAATGATATTTTAATTGCGGGAGACTTTAATTTATCCGCATCTGATAAGGCATTTGATAGTTTGTATAATCATAGAGATAATATAACGTGCACACTAGACCCTAAAACAAAGACTACTGTTGGAACAAAAGGATTATCGAGTGCATATGATAACATTTTTATTTCTAAAAAATATACAACAGAATATACTGGAAAAAGTGGAATAGTAGATTTTACGAATAAAAAGTATGGAGAAGCTAGGAAAAAGATATCTGATCATTTGCCGATTTATATTGAAGTCAACACTGATAAGGATGATGATTAGAATAAAAAAAAGTAGTTTTAGGATTCTACTATAAAAAATCCTAGATATTATGGAGAGTTATCCTAATTTGGTAAGGAAGTAGTCTACTAAACTACCGCCGCAAGGCTTATGGGTTCAAGTCCCATACTCTCCGCCAAAAAGCAATGTAAAAAGGTTGCGAAGTGGAAAAGCAACCAAAATATATTTAAGAAAGTGAGGTGAAACAGATTGAACAAACAGGATTTATTCGTAAAAGAGTATTTGAAAGATTTGAATGCGACACAAGCATATATTAGAGCAGGATACAAAGCGAAAGATGAGAAATCAGCAGCAGTTTTAGCCAATAGGTTGTTAAGGAAGGTTAAGATACAAGAAAAAATACAAGCAGCAATGAAAGAAAGAGAGAAAAGAACTGAAATTACACAGGATAGAGTATTAAGAGAGATTGCAAACTTAGCTTTTACAGATAGAACCAAAATTGTCAATCTGAAAAAGAACCGGGTTATCATACAAGATTTTGAGGAGCTGACTTCGGAACAGCGAGCTTGTGTTGCAGGAGTCAAAGAAACAAAACATGGAATCGAAGTGTCTTTCTACAACAAGGAAAAAGCCTTAGAAATGTTAGGTAGGCATCTAGGGATGTTTACAGAAAAAGTGGAGGTCAAGGGAGAATTAAAAACAGAGGATCCATTTAAGGGATTAACCACGGAAGAGCTTAAAGAGGTGATATTCAGTGGAGAAAAATAGTGAAGTAATAAGAAGGGCTAAACTAGAACTTGCAAGACGTGAGTTCTTTTTTTATTGCCATTTAAAAGCCCCCGACTTCTACAAATATGAAAGACAGTTTTTAGTGGATTTATGCAACGATTTACAGGATTTTCTTACCAGTGATGATGAGGTACTTATTTTAAATCTACCGCCAAGACATGGAAAATCAAGGACAGTAGGGAATTTAGTGGAGTGGTTATTTGGAAAAGATATAACCGCAAAGATTATGACAGGGTCGTACAATGAAACTTTATCGACTATGTTTTCCAAGAATGTTAGGAACACGATTCAGGAAGTAAAAGCTGATAAAAATAAAATTGTATTTTCCGATATTTTTCCGGGCGTAGCTATAAAACAAGGCGACGGAGCCATGAATCTTTGGAGTTTGGAAGGTGGATATAATAACTACCTTGCGACTTCTCCCGGGGGAACTGCAACAGGGTTTGGTTGTAGTCTTATGATTATAGATGATTTAATTAAAAATAAAGAAGAAGCTTACAATGCCGATGTTTTAGAAAAACATTGGGAATGGTATACGCAGACGATGTTATCAAGACTTGAAGAAGGTGGAAAAATAATAATTATAATGACCCGTTGGGCTAGTGAAGATTTAGCAGGCAGAGCTGTAGAGCATTATAAGGAAGAAGGCAAAAAAGTCAAACACATTAAGATGAAAGCTGTACAAGAGGATGGATCTATGCTTTGTGAAGAGATATTGAGTTATAAATCGTACAAATCAAAAGCTAGAGCTATGGGAGCTGAAATAGCATCAGCCAATTACCAGCAAGAACCGCTTGATTTAAAAGGAAAGTTATATAGCAATCTTAAAACGTATAAGCAATTACCTACAGATGTAAATAATAAATTATTATTTACAGCATATAAAAATTATACAGATACGGCAGACACAGGAGAGGATTATCTATGTTCTATTTGTTATGGGGTGTATAACAAGGAAGCCTATATTTTAGATGTGTTATATACAAAAGAACCGATGGAAATAACAGAACCGGCAACAGCTAAGATGCTAATAGAAAATAATATAAAAGATGCAGACATAGAAAGTAATAACGGTGGTAGAGGTTTTGCCAGAGCAGTAGAAAGGCATTTATTAGAAAAATATAATAGTAATCGTTGTAAAATTAAATGGTTTCATCAAACACAAAATAAAACTGCTAGAATCTTATCCAATGCCACTTGGGTCATGGAACATGTTTATTTTCCAGTGAATTGGGCGGATAGATGGCCGGAATTTTACAGAGCGATTACAACCTACCAAAAAGAGGGGAAAAATGCTCATGACGATGGACCGGATGTTTTGAGTGGGATTGCGGAAAAATGTGGAGCTACATCAGGATTGTCATTTGATTAAGGAGAAAAAAAGATGTGGGAATGGATTAAAAACATATTTAAGAAGAATAAAAAGGTGGAAAATATGGAGATACGAAAACTAGAATATTTAATCAGTACTTGGTTGACTTCTAAAGTAAGACAAGACCAACTGAATGGGGAACGATACTACAGGGGAAATCAAGATATTTTGCAGAAAAAGAGAAAAGCTATCATGGAGCAAGGGCGATTGGAAACAGTCGATAACATGGTCAATTCGAAAATTGTCGATAATCAGTATGTGAAAATGGTGGATCAAAAAGTCAATTATCTGTTAGCGAAAAAGCCGACATTTAATTGCCAAAGTGAAGATGTGAGAGAGTTGTTTGGGGCGAAATTTCTAAGGATGCTACGAAATCTAGGAGAGGATAGTCTGAACAACGGCATTGGTTGGGTGTATCCTTACTTTGGGAAAAATGGTAAATTGCAATTCAGGAAGTTCGAAGCATCCGAGATTTTACCGATTTGGAAAGATAACAACAAAGAAGAGCTAGAGCTGGCAATTCGGCTATATGAAGTCATGGAGTTCGATAGGGACCGATTAAAGCCGGTGAAAAAAGTAGAAGTATACTCAGAACATGGAGTAAACTTTTTTATTTGGGATTATAATCGTTTGAAAGAAACAGGACATTCCGACTACATCTCCATAGGAGAGACCGGATATAACTGGGGGAAAGTTCCTTTAGTTCCTTTCCGCAGCAACAATTTAGAGCAGCCTTTAATCTGTAGAGTAAAGTGCTTGCAAGACGGTCTAAATGAAATCTTATCGAAGTTTCAAGATAATATGTTAGAAGATGCGGGAACAACTATCCTGATTCTAACGAACTATGACGGGGAAAATTTAGGAGAGTTCCGAAGAAATCTAGCAACCTATCGAGCTGTTAAGGTAAATAACATGGACGGAGGAAAAGGAGGCTTGGATAAACTAACGATTGAGGTCAATGCGGAAAATTATCAACTCATCATAAAACTCCTAAAAAAGGCAATCATTGAGAATGCAAGAGGGTTTGATGCCAAGGATGAGCGATTGGGAGGAAATCCCAATGAGATGAATATCCAATCCATGTATTCCGATATTGATTTGGACGCCAATCAAATGGAAACAGAGTTTCACGCATCTTTTGAAGAATTGATGTGGTTTGTGAATAAGGCTTTGAATGTCAATGACACGCTGGAAGTTGTGTTTAACCGAGATGTTTTAGTGAATGAAACAGAATCAATCACAAACTGTATCCAAAGTTCCACCTTGTTATCTTTAGAAACTGTGTTAGCACAGCATCCGTGGGTCACAAACGTGGAAGAAGAATTGCGACGGCTGAAAAAACAAAAAGAAGAAAGTATTGAAGGAGAATATGCCGGAGTCATAAACGCTCCTGATGACGATGAGTAAGAAATATTGGGTGGAAAGATTTGAGCAAGAGGAAGAAAGAAATGCGAAAGTGAGTTTGCGGCATATGCAGGTTGCAAAAAAGCAATACCAGAATACGATGCGTAAAATCGATTCAGAAATCCGGTCTTGGTATTCCAGATATGCAGAAGAGAATAAGATGAGTTATGAAGAAGCTCAAAAAATTCTATCCGGAAAAGACCGGAGAAATTTAAAGCTGTCATTAGAAGAATATGTCAGACTAGGAGAACAGCAGAATATAAGTTTCGATGCGGAAGTAGAAAAAACGTTAAAAAGAGTCAGTACCGGAGTTCACGTGAATCGCTTAGAATCCATTAAAAGCTCGATACAGGCAGAACTTGACATTCTATACACAAATGTAGAACGAGGGCTTGGAGAGCACTTCTGTGAGGTCGTGGGAGCGGGATACGCTAGGACAAGTTATTTAGTACAATCCATGACCGGAAATTATGAGACTATATTCGGATTGAATAAGGACTTATTGAATCAAGTGGTTTATAAGCCGTGGACAAGTGATGGAAAGAATTGGTCAAACCGGGTTTGGAAACAAAAAGATAAGCTGATAGACGAACTTCACACTTCTTTGGTTCAATCGTTAGCACTTGGAGATAATGTCAATCTATTAGCAGATAAAATGTCAAAGAGGTTGGATGTCGGGTTCAGCAGAGCTGCTAACTTGCTTATGACGGAATCGGCGGCATATCATTCTAAAGCTGCAGAGTTATGCTACAAAGATTTAGGAGTGGAAAAATATGAGATATTGGCGACTTTGGACAATCGAACCTCTACTGTGTGTCAGGGGATGGACGGAAAAGTATTTGAGAGAAAGCAGTATCAAGTAGGAGTCACAGCGCCTCCTTTTCACTGCCGATGTCGCACGACCACAATTCCTTATTTCGAAGACTTAACAGAAGATGAAACGAGAGCTGCAAGAGATGAGGAAGGAAACTATGTGGAAGAAAAAGCAAGTATGAAATATCCGGAATGGAGAGAAAAATACTTGAAAGAAAATGAAAAAGAGGGTATAATGAAATTAGAACCATTTTATCCATTGTCTGAGAAGCAAATAAACGACTTCCAAAGAAAAAGTAATGAGCTTTTTCGGACTCTTACCCAAGATGAACTGAGGGCATTTGAAATGTACACGGGAAGCTGGTATTTGGACGTCAATGATTATTTACTGAAAAAGAAAAATGACAACAATTTCTTGGATAAGATAATAGATACTATAGAAAAAGTGATGGATAAATTTGAAACAGATGAAAATATACTAGCGTATAGAGGTGTTAAAGATTGGCATTACGGGAATATACAGATAGGTGATGTGATTGAAACAGGTATGTTTACTAGTACATCTTTAAGAGAAAACATCGCTAAAGATTTTGCACGTTCCACAGTGTTTGAGATAGAAATTCCGAAAGGAACAAAGGGAATTTATATAGGTCAAAATTCAGCATATCCTCACGAAAGAGAATTTCTATTGAGTCATGAGTTGAAATATAAAGTACTTCGAAGAGAAGGGAATACTTTAAGGTTAAGGGTGATAAAAAATGATTAGAAATGAAAGATTGTGTGAACTTGAGAATAAGAAAAGTAAGCTAACGTTAGATGAGATGAAAGAGTTAGAAATGTTGAGAAATGCATTTGATCGGCGACAAGAATACATAGTAAAAATATATGACGGAACAATTAACAAAGATGAATATGCGGAGTATCTAAAAGTTTGCGAATTATTGCAAGATGACCGGATTTTAAAGCCGGGCGATAAGCCAAGAGGATTATCTTTGAGGGAAAAATGGAGAGCAGATGAAAAAATTCTGTCTGTGAATCGTTAAGGAGGAAAAGTGAAAAAGATATCCGCTTTCATGGTATTTTTAATAATTTTAACCGTTGGAGTTTGGTATTATTGGAACACAAACAACATGTATAAATTCGTAAATAAAGAAAATATCACGTCCGATTATCGAATAGATGACGTATCTCATGACAGAATCAGATTTACTGAAAAAGCACTAGGAGACGGATATATTTTAAAGAATTTCACAATTTCGAAAGTAGAAAATGGAATAGATGTGATAGCCAAATTTAAAACCTCTAATCATGTGTATGAGGGCAACGGTTATCAAAAACTTTTTCAGGATGAGAATGAAGTTGTGTTTATTAAGACAGAATATGACAAGCATACTTGTATTATAAATAAATATCTACAAGAAAAAGATATTTATATTGAGATAACGTATGTTTCGGAGAAACAAGTGACAGAATATGAAATCAATAGTTTAATGTATGAAGCAGAAAGTTTTTTAATATAGCTTAAATAATTTAGTACGAAGAGAGGTATCACAGCCTCTCTTTTTTAATATTAAAAAACAGGAAAGCGAGGTGAAAGATATGACGGTAGCAGGATATTGCTTCTTAGGTGTCGTGGTGATTGTATTATGTGTTTATGTGTACGGTCGTGTAAAGTATAGACTTACGAAACCAAAAGACATTGTGAAAGAAGCGAGAAAAGGATTTAAAAAGTAGGGGGAGGACTGGAAACAGTCCTTTTATTTCGCCTTTTTCGTATTGTAGGCGAAAAAGAACAAGATCTCAAATCGATGACATACATCGTAAAAAATGAAAGGAGAAAACATGAAAAAAGAAGATTTATTAGCATTAGGGTTGTCGGAAGAGTTAGCTAACAAAGTGGTAGACAAGTACGGGCATTTAGTCACAAAAACGAGATTAGATGAGGTGATTGCAGAGAGAGATACATTAAAAACACAGGTATCAGAAAGAGATAAGCAGTTGAAGGAATTGGAAAAAGCAGCAGGGGATAATAAAGAGTTAAAAGACCAAATCGAAAAATTGCAAAAAGACAACAAAGATGCTGCGGATAAATATGCAAAAGATTTACACGATTTACAGGTCAATAATGCTGTTGATTTAGCAATTTCTGGGGCAAAAGGAAAAAATGGAAAGGCAATCAAAGCATTGCTGGATTTAGAAAAAGCAGAAATCAAAGATGGAAAAATCATAGGACTGGAAGAACAGTTAGCGAAGTTAAAAGAATCTGACGGATATTTGTTTGAGGAAGCACAACAACCTCAAAATACAAATCCTGCCGGATTTACACCGGGAGCAGGAAGTTCAAAAAATCCGGGAGGAGATGGACCGAAAACCTACTCTCAAATCATGCAAATGCTAGCGGAAAATCCGGGATTGGATATTTCAAAAATTTAAAAAGGAGATGATATTACATGAAACATTTTGATGCAAAAATTTTTAACGGAGAGGCATTCGGGAAGTATGTATCCATTATCCCAAATACCAAGAAAAATGAATTATTAAAGTCAGGAGCTATTCAAGGCAATCAAGAAATTAAGGACGCCTTTGCGAATCAAACAGGAACACATTATGCAACATTACCAATGCACGGAAGAATTAGCGGAAAAACATTGAACTACAACGGATCCACAAATGTCACTGCAACGTCTACAAAGACTTACTCCAGAGGAGTCATTTCTATCGGAAGAATGGCAGCTTGGACAGAAAAAGACTTCTCTTACGACATCACAGGCGGAGTAGATTTTATGGATAACGTCGCAAAGCAAGTAGTAGACTTCTGGGCGGATGCATATCAAGGAATTTTACTTTCCATTTTGAAAGGTATTTTTGCTATGAATTCAGGGAAAGACAAAGAGTTTGCAGAAGGACATACGTATAACATTACTGAGTTAGCGGGGAAAGATGGAAAAGTAGGACCAACGACTTTGAATTCCGCTTCTCAAAAAGCGTGTGGAGATAATAAAAATATATTTAAAGTGGCGATTATGCATTCTACTGTTGCAACAAACTTAGAGAATTTACAAATCTTAAAATACTTTACCCAAACGGATGCGAACGGAATGCAAAGAGAAGTAGGAATGGCGACATGGAATGGTAGAGTTGTATTTATTGATGACTCTATGCCAACTGCAAAATTTGCTGGGGGGAAATATGTAAAAGTGGAAGCCTCTCATCCGGATGCTTTAAAGATTGCAACTCCGGGAACAGGAGTTAAAGAAGTTCCTGCTGAAACAGTTAAAAGAGCAAAATTCGATTCTAAATGGGAACCAAAGGATGGAGAGTATGCGGCACTAGTTGAGGCTGGAACAGAATATACTACATATTTATTAGGAGCAGGGGCATTTGACTACGAAGATTTAGGAGTAAAACACGCTCATGAAATGGTTAGAGATGCAAAGACAAACGGTGGAGAGGATATGCTAATCACGAGAAGAAGATTGGTGTATGCCCCATACGGAATATCTTACAAAACAGATTCAACCATTTCTCCGGAAGATACTGAATTGGAAAAAGGAACTAACTGGGAATTGGTAAAATCTCAAGATGGAGATGTGATTGATCACAAGGCAATCCCAATCGCTAGAATCATTTCTCGAGGATAGTGAGGCGTATGGATGCGATTGAGAAGTTATTACAGTCTTTCGGATACACAGTAGGAGAGGCAGACAGACCTCTCCTTTCTTTTATCCGGAATACGGTTGAAAACTCCATCAAGATAAGAGCAAATATCCGGGAGATTCCACCTGAATTGGTTCCGATAGTCGAGAAAAGAACTGTAGGAGAATTCTTAGCTACTAAGTTAAGTACCGGGGAATTTAAGAGCGATAGCATCAATTTAGAGCCTTTGGTAAAGACGATTCAAGAGGGAAAAGTAACTATCACATACGATACTTCCGGACAGACCAGAGAAATGATGTTGAAGACCTACTGCGGAATGTTGATAGCTTATGGTGAGTTGGAGATTGTGGCATATCGGAAATTGAGGTGGTAGCATGAATCATAAAGCAGTATTGGAGAGAACATATATCGCGACTGCGAAGGTATACGGATACGAAAAAGTAAAGGAAAAAGGAATCACAAAGAATAAAGAGATTGTCTTGATAGAACAGCTAAAATGCAGGATTGACTATGAGACAATCACCGGAACTGAGCAAGAAAACTTAGGAAAAGTATATCAACAAGTGATTCTGTTTTGCAATCCAGATATTCACATTCCTTCAAACTCTAAAATAGAAGTGACTCAACTGGGGAGAACGGAAATCTACTTAAGTTCCGGAAAACCTGCAGTATATTCTTCCCATCAAGAAATTATCTTGCAAGTTAAAGAGGTGGCGTGATGAAGATACAAATCGATGAAAAAGCTTTTACACAATTTCTGAAAGAATGTAAGAAAAATTCCGTAGATGCCAGACCGATTTTGGAAAAAGGATTAAATGAAATCGGGGCAAGGCTGCTACGAAGAGTAAAGCAGAAAACACCGGTAGGACAAAGTCAGGAAGGAAAAATTGCAAGAAGAGATAAGAGCGGAAAGCTTATGACATATTCCAAAGGGGTAAATAAGGGAAAGATTAAGACCAGAATAGGTATTATCCATCAAGGCGGAAATCTGAGGAGAAGTTGGTATGCCACGAATACAATCCGTAAAAATGGTGCCAGCAGGGTCCTTGTCTATAATTCTTCCCGGTACGGAATGTATGTAGAGTACGGACATAGACAAACACCGGGGAGATTTGTACCTGTACTAGGAAAAAGGTTGAAAGCGAGATGGGTAAAAGGTCGATTTATGCTTACCAAAAGTATTCAAGAGGTGGATGCTTTAGCTCTTAGTATTATGAAAAGACATATAAAAAAGGCGGTGAGTGCGTGGAAGTAATAGGAAGAATCGGGGAAGCCTTGAATCAGCTATACCCGGCGTTAGAGGTCTATGTAGATGATATTCGACAAGGCGCAAAAGAGCCGTATTTCATATTGCAGTTCGTATCGAAACGAGATATGAAGATAGCAGGAATCAAGTGTAATAAAGCTTATACGATAGATATTACGTATGTCTCAAAAGAGGAATCTGATTTGTACAAAGTCATGGATTCGCTTGAGAAAAAACTGTATTCTTTGGTAGTTTATCTTTCTTACGATATGGAAATTATCGAAAAGGAAGGGCATTTTGTGATTGAAGTTATTGCAGAAAATCCGGCTACTAAAGAGGAATATTCTGGGAATGGTTTTTATCAAAAATTGGCGGAAAAAGTAAAAGAATTGTCTCATAAACCTTGCTATTTTTTAACAGTAGACTTGCAAAAAGTGGATTTTGAAAAAGGTTTTTTCATCTTAAAGCCTTTATCCTTAGCGGCTTCTACGATTAGTTTGAATCATAGAAAAGAATATGAGCAGGAAATAGAGCTAGTATATTTAGAGAATTCAGAAAGACATCCTATGAAGATACTGGAAGAACACGAGCGATGTATACAAGCCTTATCAGATGACACGGTGTTAAGGAAAGAATATATAAATTTAGATTATGAAATTGAAGTGGAAGATGAGGAGGAAGAGAAAGAAGTATTAGATTTTTCCCATTTTACCACAACGCTAACTGTAAAAAGGAGAGGATAACATGGATGTTAGATTTTTAGTAGGAAAACAAAGCGGAGATGGAACTGCACAAGTAACTGATATGACAGTGTTAGATGCTACTTCTTATTCCGTGATGCCAAAAACAAATAAAGTAAGCTCACAGGCAATCGGATCCGGGAGATGGGAACGAGACGGATTTATCTCAAAGATGGACGTCAGTGGAGATGTGACCATAGAAGCAAATACCGGACAATTGGAAATTTTGTTGGAAGGAGCAGGATTTAAAGGAACTAAGAAAACAAAAAATCTGGAATTCTTACCAGATAAATTTGAAAAATTCTTGACATTCGCTATGGATAATATAGAAGACGATATTTCCGAATATGCTCAAGATTGTTTGGTTTCTAGTTTAAAATTATCAGCTCAAATGGAATCTTTCGTGACAGCAACTGCTTCCGTCATTGGAAAACAACATACGGTGAATGAAAATAAGATGAGCATTCAACCGAAGGTAGCAAAAGGAGAAAGCTTGATTTGTTTAGGGGCTGTACTGAAAGAAAAAGAATCTGATGTGACAGCAAAGATTGAATCTATTGATTTAACGATTGACAATAAATTAGAGGGGAAAGCTTCTTTGAACTCTATTTATAATAAAGTGATTCGTCAGTCTGATAGAGGGTCTGTGACTTTGGACATTTCTTTCAACAGCTTCGATAAAGAAAGCTACAAAAACGGGCATGAGTTACTAAAAAAGAATGGATCCTATAAAGTGGAATTGACATTCGCAGAATCTACTACACCAACCAAATTGGTGAAGATAGAGTTACCTAAGGTAAAGTTATCTCAAGCACCGGAAGCAAAGGATTTGGAAAGAGCAGGGGGAATGACAAAGCAATTGACGGCATATTATGATGAAGCGACAAAATCCCCAATTAAAATCACGTTTGAAAACTATCCGGAAGCGTAAGGGGGTGTGAAGATGAGTACATTTATAGAAAGAATGAAGAATGAAAAAGAAGAGCTAGATATAAAAATGGAAAAATTAGCAGATTTTTTAGAGAAAGACAATACCGAGAAACTTACAGAGCAAGAAATTGAGCTTTTAATTGCTCAACACAATGCAATGCAAGTATATTCATTTATATTAAAACAAAGAATTGCTTTATATTGAAGGAGAGAGTAGATGGAAGAAAAAGATAAAAAGATAGAGCCGATTACGGAGAGTAAGATATCCGATATTCAGGAGTTTGGAAAAGTAGGGAATATTTTAGTGTTGGAGACAGTAGGAACCTTTCGTAATATGATGAATTTGATTCATAAACCCCGAGAAAAAGAACGATATATTGAAGAAAAATATCTGGACGGGAATGGAGAAGAAAAGAAACGAGAAATCCGAGAGAGACAAGCTATCTACTATCCTTTTGAAGAATCTCCGGAATTTGAGTTTATGCTGGCACAAGCTGTGAAACTGCAATTGGAAGGCAAGGAAGTAGATTTAACGGCAAATAATCTGGTGAAATTCTTTAACCGGGAACCTCAGGAGTATCGAAATGTGCAACGAGCATTGAATAAACACGCAAGTGATATGGGTTTTCTAAGAAAATAGAGCGGGCTTACCATAAAGCCTGTTCTTTTTTTCTCGGAGGACATACTCCGGCCACTGACAAATATGATTTAATATTGCAGGATATTATGCGATACTTTTATTATTTTGACCGGAAGTATATGTCCGGGTTCAGTATTGCATTTCTACCATTGTCAAGAGGATACGACGAACATCCTTACTGGCTTATGAAAAAATTAGAATTTATATTGCGAATGGTCAACAAAGTAGACTCTGAGAGAAGAAAATAGAAAGGAGGAGACATGGCGAAGAAACAATTGCAAACCGTCATCGAAATGCAGGATAAGTTTTCCAAACAATTGGAATTATTCTCCGAAGATTTACACAAAGCTACGGACGAATTAAAGAATTTTGCAAAGGAAAATGAGAAAAGTTCCGGAAGTTCTGACAAATTGACAGACTCTTTATTAAACTTATCCAATGTCGCAAAGACAGCTGGAATTGCCTATCTCGGGAAGAAGATATTTGAGCTGGGGAATTTTGCCGTAGGAGCAGCGTCCAAAATGGATGAGTTAGGGAATGTAACCTCTCAAGTATTTGGAAATTCAAAAAGAGAAATCGAGGATTGGGCAAAAACAATGGATGACAAGATCGGTAGAAGTATTTACCAACTTCAAAATTTTGCATCGATTTATGGATCTATGTTTAAAGGAGCTGGATTTGATACGTCGTATTTCAAGAATATTTCGAAAGATTTAGCCGTTTTTACTGCCGACTTTTCTTCCTTTTTCAACGTGACAGATGACGAAGCATTTACCGCTATCAAAGGGGCTTTGACTGGAGAAACAGAAGCATTGAAGCGATTTGGGATTATCTTAAATGATACTGTTATGGCGGAATATGCGTTGACACAAGGAATCAAAGCAAACTGGGCTGAACTGGATACAGCTCTAAAAATGCAACTTCGATACAACAAATTGATGGAAATCACAACGCATATTCAAGGCGATGCGGAAAGAACGGTGGACGGATATGCGAACTCCTTGAAAAAAGCGGAAGGATTGATTGACAATATCGCAACATCCGTAGGACAGAAATTGATCCCGGGAGCTACAAGAGCGGTTCATATGTTCAACGGTATCGCAGAAGCAATAGACAATATGCTATCGAAGAAAGATGTCACGGATTATGTCTTTGACTTCGTAAAGGAAAAACAATCTATTGATGAATTAAAAGAACGATACATTGAGCTGTCAGAACTGTATTTGCAAGGTTTGAACACTCCGGAGAGTGAAAAAGAAAGATTGGAATTGTATAACCAAATCTTAACTCTGTATCCAGAGCTGTTCGGGAAGATAGATTCCGAGGCGGAACATTATTTACAATTGGCAGGGGCTTTAGATACAGTCATATCAAAATTGAAGGAAAAAACGTTAGCACAATTTCAATCGGACAGAATTGCAGAGCATTCAAAGACATTGGAAAAACATGCTACTCAAATCGCTAAATATGAAATGGAATCTGACGAGGAGATTGCAAAAATTGCTTCTAAAAATAAAGGATTTAATCCCAACACTAAATTTGGAAAAGCTCAATATCAAGTTATTCACGATTTGCACGAAGAATCCGCAAAGGGGGACGAAAAAGCTGCAGAGAAATTAGATAAAAGATTGAGGGGATTAACTAGTGCAGAAAGAGCCGCCACTATTGAATTCGCAAGACATGAAGTTATTCGAAATCAAAAAATAGAAGGATACATTGGAGATATTCAGAAATTGAATGATGAGTTTAACAAAACAATGAAGTATCAGACTGCGCAGTTGGAAACGGTGTTAAACGTTTCGAGCAAGACCAGCTATGCGCAAGCAAAGCACTACTCTAAATATTATCAAGAGTTAGATATTGCAAGGGGAAAAATACCAAAGGCAGAAGTGAAAGATGAAGCTTCCGAAAAAGCGGCAAAAGAAATTGAGGAGTTAAAAACAAAATGGGACACTTTGGCTTCTAAGGATTTAAAAGGGAAGAAGGAAATCTATCAAAGGCTAATGGCTTTGGGAGAAAAAAATCTTTCGAAATATACTAACGAAATAAATGCGTTGGAGAAAGAATTAGAAAAGAATTCTAAAAAAGAAAAAGCTCCCAAAGAAGATCGATATACTTATCAAAATTACCGAAAAGATTTACAGAATCAACAAATATTCGCAGACATCACCGGTGTCAAAGAGTTAGAGCAGTTGAAATCTAAGCTTTCTACCATTCAATCGTACATGAAAGGGGCTATTGAGAAGGGGAATAAAGGGTTACTGGAAAAGTTGCAGCAAGATTTTAAAGAAACAACTTTTGAAATACATAAGGTGAATATCAAGAAAGGACTGGATGAGATTCAAAAGCAGTTAGACACACTGGATATTAAATTGGAATCGGGAAAAATGGATGAACAAGGGTATCATAAAGAAAGGGTGTCTTTACTAGATAAAGTCTTAGAGCAGTTTTCTGAGAATTTTATGAATTTATCCGATCAGGATAAAGCTGAATTAAAAGAAAAAATTGAAGCTTTCAAAAAAGAGAAAACCGTGTCTGATGAGGCGATTAAGCAAAAAGAAAAAGAAACCGCTGCGGCAAAGAGGGTAACAGAAGGATTGGACTTACTGTCAAGCGGATTCAACGGTATTGCAGCAGGTATTTCTGCGGCAAATATCAATAATAGTCAGACCATGAACGGCATATCAGGCATTTTCAGCTCGTTTGGCACGGTAGCAAAAGGTTTAGAGACGCTTGGTGGATTTAAATCTTTGGGAAGCATAGCAACAACGGCAGCTAGTTGGGGGAGTTCTCTAGCAACAGTAGGTACGATAGCTTCAGGGGTAGGTGCTGCAATCGGAGTAGTTGGGGCTATAGGTTCTTTTATCGGGCGAAAAGGAAAGAAAAAAGCGGCGAAAATAGATGCAGAAAACAAAGAAAATGAAGAAGCTTACAAAAAACAAATATCGGCACTACAACAGTTGACGCAAGCTATCGAAAAATACAGTGAAAGAATCAAAACATTTGCGGACAGGGTGCTAGTAGATATTTCTAAAAATCCGACGTTAAAGTATATCGCAGGTGGGCAACGAAACTTTGACTTGATACATGATTCTATGATAAGTGGGAAACATTTTGCGGATATCGCTGCGATCGAAAAAGGAAGTGCGAGTTATCGAAGACATTTCCGAAAAAAACGAAAATCTACTTATACGAAAGTTGATATTTCAGAGGCTGAGCTATTGAGATATCTAGGCTTTGATAAGACAGAGCTGGATGCCTTTACAGATGCCGAGATGAAGCAACTGGATAAAGTGTTAGATAAGGTGAATCATGAGACTTTAAGACGAGCAACTGGAAGAAATCTGACAGAATCATCTATCGAGGAATGGAAGAAGCAAGTTCATGAATTTACAAAGCAATTAGAGTTCTTGGAAAAAGAAAAAGCGGATTTGTTTCGGGGCTCTACGTTAGAAAGTTTTGCCGGAATGGAATTTCGAACGGAAAAAGAATTGATAAAAGAATACACTGAACAATTCAAAGAGCTTGGTTTGGAAGGAGAAAAATATACCGAAACTATCAAGGAAATGGCAAAGAACAATCAAGTTCTTGTCACTTCTATGCTGGATGTAAGAAGCAATGCGATTGAGGGATTGGCTACTGGGAATGGCGGATATTTAACTGCTGCTAAGAGCTATTTTGAGAAAATATACAAAAATGCAAGTTCTGTAGCATATGATGTCGCATTTAGTGATATTGACTCTTACATGTCTGAAATGTTTAAAAGTATATCTGACAAACTTTTGGATGTGAAAAAAAGTGGAAAACTGGACTTCTCAAACCTATTATCCGACTTTGATTTTGCAAAATTTAAAAACTTGGAACTTTCGGAAAAAGAAATCAAAAAGTCGCTAGATACGATTAAAAGACAATTGCTTGACAGTGGAGTGGATTTATCCATTATCAATAAGTTACTTCCTCAAAGTGATTTTAATAATCGTTTGAATGACCTTACCACTTCCCTTTCCGCTGCAATGTCTGCCGGATTAGAAACTCATAAATATGAGAGCTTTACAGAAACACTTGGAAAGTCTTTATATGACAGTACAAAAAACGGCTTAGTAAAAGCTTTTTCGGAATCAGCTTTGTATCAAGGGATGATCGAGAAATTTATCGATACGGAAGATTTACGAAGTAAACTGGAGAAAGCAGGAAGTTTTCAAGAGGCATTTAATTTGACAGAAAACATTATGAAGAAGTTTGGATACGAGATGGAAGCGAATGGATTCGGAGGATTTGATGCTATCGGTAACCTTGCAAAGGAAGAAAAGAAACTTGGAAATGCTTACTATCAAGACAAAGCTAGTAATGTGGAGATAAGTGTGGTAAACAACTTCTATCGAGAAGTGTATGGGTTGGAAGATTTGCAAGGAATCATCACCGACCAGGCACAAAAAGCGATAGAGCTTTGGCAGAATAGGCCGAGAGGAGACAAATGAAATTATCGACATTAACATATAAAGGATATACGGGGAGAGTCGTGAACGTCTCACAAAGCAAGGATATCACAGATTATGTGGAGGAGTGTTACATCACTCTTCCCAATTCTTCCTATATATCCTCTATGGAAGCGAAATTTACGCTATATGAGAAACTCATAGAAGCAGGGAATGAAGTGAGGATAGAAGTGCTGGATGAAGTGGAGAATGTTATCTATTTGCTTCATGGGAAGGCGACTATCCCGAAACGGTCGAAGCAATACACAGGGGTAGAGGCGTTCGAGTACTCTATTAAGGATAGTTATGATAAGTTGTTCGATAAAGTCGTAGCAGAGGATATGACCTTCTACGACTTATATTTTTGTAATACAGGAGATAAGGGAAACTCTTTACTGCACAAAATAGCGATATCCTTGGGATTTCGAGAAGATCAATGTGACTTCCAGGATGCTATTTTTCCAGATGGGAAGTATATGAGGATCCCGTTTATCTATCTTGAAGAAAATACTCGTTGGGTGGATAAACTGCAAGCTTTTTTGGAGGCAACTAATGGGATTCTTTATGTGCAAAATGGAATGTTGCACTTCCGGATGCGGGATTCCAATGTGGATATGGGATTGCGATTCGATAGAAGCAACTTATTAAATCACATCGAGGAATCGCAAAAAGAACTCCTACAAAATGGGGTAAAGATAGTTTATGACAGATATGAAAAATTGGAAAACCAGGTGGTGTTTAATCTGCAGAAGAAAATAATTACAGAAGCAAACACAAACCAGGATACAGAAGTTCCCACGATGCGAATTGGCTACATTACTTCTTCTGTTAGCAATCCCGTGCTTACTAAAGCAACGGGATATTTTTTTACCTCGGATGACCCTGCTTCCAAAACCGATATCACGTTAAAGGAAATGGAACATTACGTGATAGAGAGTTGGAGTGCGACAGGAGCGGAAGTGAGATTCTACAATCCTCTACCCCATAAGTTATATATCGACAACTTTGAGATTAAAGGGATACCACTGGCCATGTACGAGAGCAATGAAGCAAACGTGATGTTCTCAAATGTGCTGGAAAAAAGCCAAGAAAATTTGATGACTTCTACAAAGTCTTCTATGGTGCAAACAAGGGAACAAGCCGACTATTTGGCTCGGAAAACTATGCAGAAAGCCATCGTGAATGGGAAAGAGTATTCCTTTACGACTGAATTTTTACACAGCATACAAATAGGGAAGAGATACTATCTAACGATAGAGGATATTCAAGAGGAAGTTGAGGTTCGAAGTATCCGAATATCACTAAGACCAAATCAGTTTTATATGGATATCGTGGCGGATAGTATGACGAAGCCATTGGGAGAAGTGAAGATTAGTAACAAGTATTCAGCGACCCCAAATGGGCAATATATCGACCTTAAACCGCTTGAAGACAAAATCGATTCGACAAAATCCGAGCTTGTGGAAAAGTATGATAAGAAACTTCTTTCTTTAACGGAAAAATACGATGAGCAACTTGTGAACATCTCGGATAGTCACAAGGAAGAATTGTCCAAGATTACGGAAAAACTAGTACAATTGACACAAGGAATCCAAGATAATAAGGTCAAAATTTACACGTTAAAACCTAGTTACGATGCTTTGACAGACTTGAATATCGGAGATATGTATATATCGGATACGACAGTAGAAATCTTAATAAAAGAGGGAAATCGCTATGTTTGGAAAGCTATGAAAGACACCGAGACCAAACAAACATTGGAATCGTATATGCAAGATACCAACTCTAAGCTTGTCACGATTTCTTATCAGTTCAGTGCTCCAGACTCTCCAAACACGGGAGATATTTGGATAGATACGCAAAATGATGGAGTTTGGAAACGATGGAATGGTAGCAAATGGGAACAGGTAGATACCAGTGTTAGAAATGCACTTAAAAGAGCAAACAAGGATATACGAAAGATAGAAACAACGTTAGAAGAAGTGAACAATACAGTAAAATACAAGATTTTTGCGAAAGCATTTGTACAAGAAGAAACGCCATATCATGGAATCAAGGAACATGATGTCTGGTATAATCCAAAAACAAATGTTTATAAAGTACGGTTCAACAACCGTTGGAACAATGCCAGTGAGGAGGATATTTTCCCGGCGCTAAGACACTATGTAAGTTTGCAAAATGCAACACTGGAAATAGGAAAAAAAGCGGAGCAAGCAAATCAAAGAGCTGGGATATTTCTTACCAACAACGACCAAGCTTTCGGAAGCAAATATGGAGAGCTAGCGGAAGTATCTATCGATAAGCAAGGTAGTATTCGATTAAAGAATGCAAACAACCTATTAGAATGGAATGTTAAAGATCCGCAAAATAGTTATAAAATGAAATCTAGGTTTTATATGGGAGTTACAGATGTAGATAGGATTCCTGATGATGTGTATTTCAAAGTAGGCGATGAAACAAACGGATTTTCTATTGAACTGAAAGAGGGAAGTTCTAAAGCAAAAATCAATGGAAAAGAATTAGAACAAAAATTTCACGAAATCGATGGAAGCGTTGCTAAGATTGATAATCAGTTGGAAAAGGGAAATTTTGTTGTAACAGGAAATACCATTTTCGACGGAACAGCTTCGATCACAAGCAAAGGCACGAATGAAAGAATTGAAATGACAGGAGGAAGCCTTGACTTTTATAGAATGGTAGACGGAAAAGAAGTGAGACTTTCTCAAATTCGAAATCAACAAAGCGGAACGATTGCAACCGACGGAAAAGGGTCAGGAATTTTAGAATTAAAAGGTTGGAGAACTCCTATTGTCATGACACAATCCATTCGTTCTGTGAATGTCGGGCACGGATTAGCAAGTATTTGGTGCTATCACGAAATGATAAAATCCGATCCTCCTACCTATAAATTTTTTTTAGGGAGTACGACAGAAAAAGTGCAGTTTAACAATCCTGTGAGTACAGAGCAATTGAGCGAAACCATACGCAATGTTACTTCTATCAATGTTCAATCTTCTAAAGTAAAAATTCCTACTTCCGGTATTTATTTTTCAGTAGAAGAAGATAAGTTGCAAGAGGGAATTAAAAATATGAATGCTAAAATTTTCTGTGTATCAAGAGTTTCTGGAAAATCTACACAAGGACTTACCTATTATTCCAACAAAGCTTCGGAAATGTGTTCTTATGAAGAGCTGCAAGAATTTTGTAGAGCTAGATTTTCGAAAGAAAATTGGATGTTAGAACTGGTATTTGATGATTACCATTATAAGGTAAATAGGCAAATAGAAACAGAAATACTAACTTTTACAGAACAGGAATTTTTACGGAGTATGAAACAGTCAGGAGGATATAAAGGAGTCACTTTTCAATATTATTTGAGAGTAAGAATAGGGGAAGAAGTGTTGAACCTGCATCGTGGAGGATATGCTATTAAAAAGTTAGAAGTAAGCAAATACAATTATTTCGGATATTTTACTCCTGTAATTGTAACTCCAAATCCAAATATTCAATTGCCCGCTCCGTTTACAAAAACATTTTCAGAAAAGAAAACAGTTACAATTGAGCATGTGTGTGATTCTCAATGCAATGTTTATTTAAGTGATTTAAATAATTTAGTATATACAGTAAAAAGAGTGGGTGGCTCGAAAGGAAAATATACGTTAGAAGAAGTTACTTTTGACAACAAAAGACCACAATGGATCTTTTACGGGTTTGACGGAAGACAATTATTGTTCAACAGAAATATAACATACACTTACACAAGTAAGGAGATACAGGAATTAGAAGGACACGGGGAAGTAAATTATACCGCTTTTGAAATTGATTAAGGAGAATAGGTATGAAATATTTTTATTTAAGAAAAGATGATTTACAAAAAGGAATAGCCAATATTGTTATGCAAGAAGAACAACCAATACAAAATTATGAGAAAATTCAGAGCTTAGGAGGACTCACAGAGTACTACGGAGAGCAAATACCCGGTGATTGGGAGTACGATGGTGAAAACGATGTTCTTTATAGTGCAAGTGAGAGACCAACGAAATTTCATCGAAAAATCAAAGGACAATGGCAAGTAGTAGACAAAGAGGGTTTTCAAGAATTTTGCAAAAAAAACATCGACAAAATCAAAGCAGAGATATTGGAATATGGGTTTGATTATCAAGGACATAGACAAAAATGCAGAGATAAAGATGTGGCATATATGGTAGCAAACATCGTTTCTTTGCAAACAGCAAAAGCATTGGGAAAAGAAAAAAAAGTAACTTGGTATTTTTCTGACAATTATGGAATGGAAGCAGGATTACAGGAGTTAGGAATCTTAATGCTTTACGGAACTACCTTTGTTCAATCTGTTTACGATACAGAAAATTATTTTAAAACTTTGGAAGAATTGAAAATCGTTACAAAGGAAGAGTTTGAAGAAAAAAGAAGAGAAATTCATCAGGCGTTAGCAAATTAGGAGGGGAAATATGCGACATATTACAAATGTGTTAGTCCACTCTAACCGGTGTGAAGTGGTAGACGGTCATACATTCGCGACTGGGGATAAAGGACTACCGCATATTCATTTACAATTTCTATATATGTTTGGAGAAAATAGTTTGCAAGGGAAGAATTTAGAATGTAAATACTTACTTCCCAATGGGCAATATTCTGCGGAAACAGTGAGAATTACCGGGAAAAATGAGGTAACATTTCCGATTCATTACAGTTGCTTTACAGTCAACGGTTGGACGACATTGAGAATTACGTTAATAAATGGCAGCAATCGAGTAACTTTGGAAGATATTATCATCAAAACAAAAGAAACAAAGTTAGGAGAGCCATTTAGCAATACACAAGTGGAACAGGCTATTACACAAGCAATTGAAGTGACGACAACCTCTATCCGAGCAGAAGGGGAAACTATTAAGGAAGAACTTAGAAACTATATCCAAAAAGAAAAAAAGAATCTAAAAGGCGATAGAGGGGAGAAAGGAAATCCAGGAGAAAAAGGAAGCCAAGGGCAACGTGGGGAAACAGGTCCACAGGGAAATCCTGGAAAAAATTTAGAATTTACTTGGAAAGGAACGGAATTAGGCGTACGAAAAGAGGGAGATTGGAGCTATTCCTACAAGGATTTGAAAGGACCTAAGGGCGACAAAGGAGAACCGGGAACACGAGGACCACAGGGAGAACGAGGTGTTGGTGTTACATCTGTTACACCTTTGAATAATAACCAGGTTCGATTGG